GACATGTTCAACGCCATCCTCTCGCGGCAGATCGCCAGCGGTGGCCTACCTTACGAGGTGGTGAACGACGGCTCCAATGCCGGCTCGGCGCTCGTGCGCATGAAGCTCGGCAAGGCGGACCGCTACGTCGGCGACAAGCAGTGCATGCTTCACGACTGTTACCTCATCCCCGATTGGCAGTGGCGCATCGGCTCGGCCATCGCGGCCGGCCTTCTCCCCGACGACCCGAACTGGGCTGACGTTGAGTTCAGCGTCCCACAGAGCCCAAGCATCGACAACGGCCGCGACTCCGCGAACGACCGCGAGGACCTCAAGGCCGGTCTGACTTCCTTCTCCGCCATCGCCAAGAAGCGGGGCGTTGACTTCCGCAAGACCTTCTCCGAGCTGGTGCAGGACATCCTGTTCGCCAAGGAGACTGTCGAGGCCACGGCCGGCAAGGTGGCCTTCGAGGAGGCCATGCAGCGCTTCTCCAACATGCAGGCCCCTTCGGCCGCTCCTGCTCCCGCCCGTGCGCCCGTGCCACAGACGGAGGAGGACATGGCTGGCTTGCCCGAGAACGAAGACGAGAACACGCCCATGGAAGAACCCACGGACGAAACCAACTCTTAACACATCATGCGCTTCCTTACCAACGGACTGAAGGGCCGCGAGCCCCTGCTTATCGACCCTTCCAAGGCCGCCGACTACTCGGCCCGCCTGGACAAGTACGCCTTCAGCGACGTGCTGGCCAAGCTCCTGGGTGAGCGCCCGATGGCCTACGTCACCACCGAAGGCGTTGGCGTCATCCCTATCGACGGCGTTATCGGGCGTGGCGTCTCGCCCCTTGAGTCCATGCTCGGCGCGGCCGACGTGAACACCATCGGCCAGGCTATCGACGCCTTCGAGGCCGACCCCTCCGTCAAGAAGGTGGCTTTCCGCGTCAACTCCCCTGGCGGCACTGTCGCCGGCGTGCCCGAGCTGGCCGCCAAGATCCGGCGCATGAAGAAGCCCACCATGGCCTACGCGGAGGAAGCGAACAGCGCCGCCCTGTGGCTGGCCGCCGCCGCCGACCGGGTGGTCGCCATGCCCTCCGGCTCCGTCGGTTCCGTCGGCGTCTACATGGCCATCCCCGACTTCTCCAAGGCCTACGGAGACGCGGGCGTCAAGATGGTCGTCATCAAGTCCAGCCAGTCCCCTCTGAAAGGGGCGGGTATCGAAGGTACGCAACTTACCGATGCCCAGATCGCGGACCTGCAGGCGCAGGTCGATGACATCGCCGAGGAGTTCCAGTCTTCCATCAAGCAGACCCGCATCAACGTCTCCCAGGATGCGTTCACGGGCGGAACCTTCTCCGGCAAGCGTGCCGTGCAGCTTGGCCTTGCCACCGGGCTGGCCGACTCCTTCGAGGAAGCGCTCGCGTCCTTCTGATGCCCCTCGAGGTCGAAGTCCCGTCGTATGTCAGCGAGGCCGCCCGGCGTGGCCTTGACTGGCACAAGGAAGGCAAGAGCGGGGACGGCGTGACCGAGCAGACGCTGCGCGAGGCCCGCGACATGGTGGCCGGCAGGATCTCCAAGGACAAGGTCCGCCGGATGGGGCCATGGTTCCGCCGGCACGAGCCCGACATGTCGGCCCCGAAGAACAAGTCAGACAGCAAGGACTTCCCAGGAGCCGGCGCCGTGGCTTGGGCGTTGTGGGGTGGCCCGACCTCGGGCGACATCATGCGTGCCCGTGATTGGGCCGAGCGCAAGGCCGCCCAGCTCGACGAGGAGGACAAGAAGGCCAGCGCCGTAGCCGCCGCTATTTCACAGAATACCACCATGCCCCGCATCATCACCGACATCGACGGCACGATCATGGACGCCTCCGGCCGTCCTATCACCCGTGTCCTGGACTACATCAAGGCCGAGGCCGAGGAGGTGGTCGTGCTGACCAACCGGCCCGAGTCCGAGCGTGCCAAGACTGTGGCCGACCTCAAGCGCATCGGCCTGCAGTACCAGCAGCTCATCATGAACAAGGACGGCAAGCCCGCCCCGGAATACAAGGCCGGCGCCGTCAAGGCCATGCTGGACGCCGGGCTCGAGGTGGACGAGTTCATCGACAACGACGCGGCCAACCGCGAGGCCGTCGCCGCCCTGGGCGTGGAGGTCCTTGACCCTGCCGACATCGTGGCCGGCGAGGAGGATGACGATGAGGAAGAGGCAAGCGCCTTTGACCACTCTGCCAAGATTAAGAAGACCATGAGCAAGCTGACTCCCGAAGCCGAACTGAACGACCTCCGCGTCGCGGCCGCCGCCCTCCTAACCGAGCGCGACGACCTCCGTGCCACTGTCGAGAAGCTGACTGTCGGCGCCGCCGACGAGCTGACCGCCGCCAAGGCAGAGCTCTCCGCGAAGGACGCCCGCATCGGCGAGCTGACCGCCGAGGTCGCCGCCCTGGCCGAGAAGGTCGCTGCTCTGGAACTGACGCACGTCTCCGCCGCCAAGCAGGCCGCCGACATCGTGGCCAGCACCGGCACGACCCCCGTCGCCGCCGAGAAGCAGGAAGCCCCGGCCTTGACTGTCGAGCAGATCAAGGAGCAGTACGCCTCCATGCCCGCCGGCAACGAGCGCGTGGCCTTCCTGCAAAAGCACAAGGCCGCCATCCTCTTCGGCCGCCTCAAGTAAACTTTCCCTCAATCCCTAATCCCTACTAATCACACCTATGGCTAACACCGGTTTCGACATCGCTCCGGCCGCGCTCGCTGACATCATCGTCGCCGACCTCCGCCCGAAGCTCCCCGTCCTCGACATGTTCACGACCCTCGCGCAGTCCCGCGAGGACCGCGGCACCACCATCGACGTCCCGTTCATCGCGGGCGACGACGCTGCCACCTTCTCCAAGTCGGCTGGCGGCTACAAGGACGCTGGCTCGGTCCAGGTCACGAAGGCCTCCGTGGCCCTCACCCACTACCACGCCACCCGCAGCTTCGACGCTTCCGAGCTCGCCGCCTGGGGTGCCGAGGGCGTCATCAACGCCTTCCGCGAAGAAGCGGTCGCCAAGATCGTCAAGAAGGCCAACTCCGTGGTCAACGCGCTCGTCACGAACGCGAACTACTCGAGCAACATCGTCATCGCCGCCGCCGACTTCGACTACAATGACGTGGTCGACCTCGACACCGCGCTCGACGACCTGCTCGCCCCGGAACAGCGCGGCCTCGTGCTGAACTCCACCTACATCGGCGCGCTCCGCAAGGACGCCAAGCTGACCTCGGCGTTCAACACCCAGGGCAACAACAGCGTCGTCCGCACCGGCATCGTCGGCCAGATCGGCACCCTGCAGGTCATGCAGTACGCCGGCCTCTCGGCCAACGGCGAAAACCTCGTCGGCTTCGCGGCCGCCAAGGACGCCATCTGCATCGGCACGGGCTCCGTCTGGTCCGCCTCCCCCAACGCGGGCGTGGCCACCTCGGGCGGTCTCTCGCTCCTGGTCGAGTCCGAGTACACGGGCGGTATCCTCTACCTCACCGCGGCCATCCGCTTCGGTGCTGCCAAGGGCCGCTCGAACCTCAAGCGCATCAAGTCCGCCTAATAGCGGGCCAAGCGCCGACACTGGGGCTCCCTTCGGGGGGCCCCTTTTTTTTGACTAGTCCGCCAAGGGTAAGACATGAGCCTCTACGCCGACGGCACCTTCCTCGACGACGCCAAGCTGATGGTGGCCGACTTCGGCGTGCCCGGTTCGTGCAACGCGGGGGCCATCACCTTCCAGTGCCTCATCTCCGACCCCATGGTCACCCAGTCCTTCCACGAAGGGGGGTTTGTGGACCGGACCCAGCACATGGTACGCATCCCGGCTGCAACGGCCTCCTGGAGCCTCCCAGACGGGTCTAATGGGGCATCGGCGGCCATCCTTAGCGGACAGGACCCCATCCCCTCCTTGGGGATTGGCAAGGTGATTGCCGTAGACGGGAAGACCCTGCGCATCGTCAGCCAGACCCATAAGCGTCAGAGCGCCTGGGTGACCCTGCAGGTCATCCTGGTCAACCAGTGAGCGTAGAGGTCAAGATCGAGCCCAAGAGCCTCGCTGAGTTCCAGCAGGCCCTGGCCGAGTACGCCTATGCCTGCCGCGATACCATCCGCGACGTCGGGCTGAAGAACGCTGCGCTGATGTGCCGCGAGTCCATGATGCTGACCCCGCCCTTGGGCGCCGACAAGAACGGCCTAATGGTGCAGGCGCAGAAGTCCGGCGAGAAGGCCATCAACCGAGACGTCCGCAAGATCTTCGTGGCCGCATCCTCTCGCAAGGATGTCGCCGCCTTGGTGGTCATCTCCGAGCGCCTGGCCTACTCGACCAAGTACGGCTCCCCGTCCGACTTCCGGTCACTGATACAGGGCGCCTCCCGCACGGCGCTGATGAGGGGGACGCGCATCCTCAAAGCCATCGCCAACGACTACGACGACGAGCGGGCGTTCAAGAAGGCCAAGAACTACTTCGCCAAGACCATGACCCGCAAGTCTGAGTACGGGTCCATGGGATACGTCCGCGACCTCTACCCGATCCACCAGTCCTATCGCCAGCAACATGGCGGCCGCTTCATCCGGAACGGATACCCCGTTTCACCCGTGAAGAACTGGCGCGACAAGGAGGTCGTGCAGGAGGACTCCGAGATCGCCGAGTACGTGGCCAGCCGAGCGCCTGCTGTCGGCAAGCTGAAGTCCGGCTGGTTCAAGGTCCTGCAGATGCTTCCGAACCCGTCGAGCCGCGAAGGGAAGACCAACTTCGGCACGGGTGGCATCCCGACCTACATCAAGCGCCACCCCGGCACCGCCGGCTACATGACGCTGATCGAGTCCGGAGACGTCTTCTCCCTGGTCATCGGCAACGCCGTCGCCGACAAGAACAACGTCAGCACCGATGCGGACGTGAAGAGCACTGTCCTCGGTCTGCGTTACAAGCAGCTGCGCCTTGACCTGGAACAAAGGTTGAAGAAGGCCGCAGACAAGGCATCAAAGCGCTAACCACTTATGGGCACATCCTCCATCCGTCACATCGTCGAGGGCAACCTCGTGACCATGCTCCAGGCCGAGAGCACCTTCGCGGGCGTGAACATCTACCCGGGCGACTACGCCGGCGACGCGGCCATGCCCAAGGTCGTGGTGATCTGCGACTCGGCCAACACCCCCGCTGGCCTACCCGACGGCCTTGGAAACTACGACTGCCAGGTCCGGGCGGTCCTGTACGACAACGCCAACGACGTGACCCTCACGACCCACCGGGCCCGGGCGGCGGCCATGGTGGCCACCCTGTCGGACCTAGATGCCATGACCACGCAGTTCTCGACCCAAGGGGACGCCCTGCTCTATGACGTGACTGTGGTCTCAGAGGACCAGGGGCTGGAAGAACAGACGGGTGCCTGGGCGACTGTCCTGCGTCTGTCTGTCATGTGCGTCCTAGCGCCTTGACCGGGCCGCCAAGGGTAAGAGACAACCATGGCTGCTACCCTTAAAGGCGTTACTGTTCTGTTCGGCGTGGCCGTGCAGACCGGCATTTCCAACTTCATCGCCCAGAGCGTGAGCGTGGACAAGGCCTTCGAGCTGAACGACAAGGTGGCCGACGAGACGGGCGTGACTGTCACCCTTCGCTACGACGGCAAGGAACGCACCGGCACTGTCGAGGGCATCGCGAAGACGGCCGACATGCCCGAGATCGGCGACCCCATCACTGTGAAGCTGAAGACCGACGTGGGCGTGTCCAACGAGGTGACCGGCTGCATCGAGTCCATCTCCGAGAAGGGGTCCAACAAGGACTTTGTCCGGGTGAGCATCAAGTTCCGCCAGGTTGACGGCATCGCCTCCTACGTGTAAGCGTAGGGAGTGGACCGCCGCTTCATCCTAGCCTATACCGACCCGGAGCCCGACGAGGTGCTCGGGTATCGGCTTGCCCCATTCTGTTTGCGTGACCGGGTTCGGCTGCACGCCATCAGCTCGCCGTTTGTCGAGGAGGCCCCTTTCACGCCGGCGGCAATCATCGCGGCTTTGAAGACATGCGCCGGCCAGTCCCTCCGCGAGATCACCATCAAGGACAAGGCCCTGCTGGCCCGCATGGATAGAGAGCCCGAGTTCATGGGCGAGACCATGAGGAGGTTCCAGCAGAGGATGTACATGGAGCACTGGCCCAAGTTCTGGGAGTCCGGAAAGCTCGAGCAGAGGGCAAGCGGCATGCCTTGGGTGCTCAGCATGGTGGCCAATCTGATCAGCAACGGCGTGCCCGAGGAGCGTGCCTGGACGATGCCAGAGTCCCAGGCTATCTGGCTATCGACCTGCTTCGCCGGCATGAAAGGCGCCGAGGTCAATCTTCTGACGACCGAGGACGAGGAGGCCATGGCGGCTTTTACCTCCTCCCAAGGGTAGGATGAGCACGGACGTAAACTACAGCATCAAGGGAACGACGGACGTCCCCCAGCAGGTGGACAAGTCCAAGAAGGCCATGGACGCCTTCGAGCGCCAGACGGCCGCCGTCCAGAAGAAGTTCACCGACTTCGGCAAGGACCTGTTCATGAGCTTCGCCGCTCCGATGGTCCTCCTGCATAGCGCCATCAACTTCATTTCCGCCGCCATCGAAGCCCGCAAGCGCGAGGTCAAGGAGGCGCTGGACTTCGCGAGCACGGCCGAGGCGAAGCTCTACGCGAGCAAGCAGGAGATCGAGGCGGCCCAACGCCGCAAGGACCAGCAGAAGGCCGAGGAGGACAGAAAGACGGCTGAGCAGATGAAGCTGGAGGCCCGCAAACAGTTCTTCGCGGAGACCCCGGAGGGCAGGGCAGCTGTGGAAGAACAGCTGAAAAAGAACGTCATCATCAGCCAGCAGATGGGCAGAGGCGGCCAGGCTGGCGTCAGCTACGGCATCATGTCACTGAGCAGAGAAGAGATCGGTTCCGCCATGGCTGAGATGAACCAAAAGCTCAACCCTGCCATGCAGGCCGCGTTCGACCGCTTCTTCACGGCTACGGCTGCCCAACGGCCTGCCAAGGAAGAGTCGAACATGTCGGCCCAGAACATCGCCACCCTTTCGAGCAACACTGTCGGCGTCGGCATGAACGCCCAGTTTGACATCCTCAACAAGCAGGTCGCCCTGCAGGAGGACATGGCCAACTCCCTGCGCCGGCTTGTCGAGGGCGACCAGGCTCGCATCGGCTTCCAGCCTCAGAAGTACCCGGACTTCGGCGGCCCTACCCAGTCCGGTCGAACCCCTCTTCCTGCCCGCTGATTTATGGCTCCTATCACCAAAGGCAACGATCTCGACACCCCCGTACTGCAGCCCGGCTACGTCGTGGCCGACGACGGCTACCAGGTACTGACCTGCAAGGCCGTCTACAAGTGCAACCATGGCGTGGCCGTCGGTGCCTTCACCCGTGGCGACTCCTTCGGTCCAGACCCTCGTCTCAAGGCGCACAAGATCAGCATCAGCTATGGCGCGAACAACATCGCCACTGTGACAGTGGACTACATCGGCCTCGAGACCGAGTCCGCCTACTCCCTGCCCAACGTCTCCGGGTCGGCCACGCTGACGACCGAGCCCATCACGAACCACCCCAAGTTCTTCACGGCAGGTTCGTCCGGTGGCATCGCCGGCCCCGGCCCTTATACCCCTTCGACGATCGTCAACAACCTTAGGCCTTATGGCCAACCCTTCCAGGGCGACAACGGGTCAATCTTCGAGCTCGCCGACGGCGGCCGCTTCCTCGGCTTCTACGAGAAGACTGACCCTGTGGCCCGCAAGCTGTACCAGAAGACCGGGTACCTTGCCCCGACCTCGACTGTCAACGGCGTGCTCTATACCAACAGCTCGACGAACGTGAACACCTTCCTGGGCTACGTCGGCAAGACCATGTACCAGCGCGGCCCGGACGGCTTCGGCTACCTGCTCCCGTCCTACTTCACCCCGCCCTTCAAGGCTCCCGACGAGGACCCGCAGTGGCTCATTGCGTCGGTGCACTTCGAGGACTACGGCGCCATCTTCAAGATGTCCTACGAACTGCGCTTCAACCGCGAAGGCTACACCCCGCTGGTCTATACCTCGACCAACGCTTGACTATGATCCAGCCTGGCATCGGCTACACGTCCACCAACGTCGGCGGGGCTGTCACGCTGAACATCGAGCCCACGTGGCAGTTCTTCGCAGGCCCTAAGCCTTTCGAGGTCTCGGCCTATAAGTCCGGGTCGAACTACCTAGTCCGCGTCTACCCTGGGACCATCAACAACATCGAGCCCAAGATGAGCGGCCAGCAGCTCTCGGCCGTGCCTCCGCCCACGCTGAACATCGGCAGCTCGATGACGCCGACCACTGTCTACATCTACCTGCAGATGCCTGTCGGCGCAACGGGCACGCCTCCGCCCTTCCCCGAGAACCCGATCATCATCCACGACACGAGCCCGCAGACCAGCGACGACAGCACCGCCTACCTTCTGCTGGCCAGCGTGGACAACTCCACCGGCGTGGTCAGCCAGTACGTCGGCGGCAGCCAGTGGGGCGAGCGCTACAAGTGCGGGGCGAATGACGCTGCCTACTACTTCGGACTCATCTGATGAGCGTCATCCTTTCCAGGCATACCCTAGCCAGCCTTTGTCAGCTAGGGGACGGAACGCTCACGGCGCCATTCTATCCTGGTCAATACCTGCGTCCGTCCAATCTTGGTTCCTATGCTGGAAACGTTGAAGGGTATCTGAACTATCCAAGCACGACCCCAGACCAGATCTGCAAGGTCATCAGAGAATACGGAAGCCCGCCATCCTTGGGGCATGATGGCACTGTTCTGACCGGCCCAGCCGGCTATCAAGTGACAGTCAACGTCTCATCCGGCTTCCCACCTTCGCCAATCTCTGGCAGTCCCTTCACGGCTGACGAACGGGTGCCTGCTGGCTATGGCCCTTGGGCGAACATCTACCCGCGCTGGACAGGGGAGACCGCTTGGGACTTCAACGCCTATCCAGCCTCTGAAGCTTTCACGCCTCAAGGCCTCACCTCTATCATGAGGTTTAACTATGCTTACCCTGGCATCGGAGACCCTGCCCGCTTTGGAGTATCCTATGACACGGGCATCATCCCGAACGACCCGACTGACGGGGGCGACTCTCACTTCGACCAGCAGGGTGAGTTCATGGTACTGGCCAACGCGACCGAGGTCTGCTGCTGGAACGAGGGGACGGAGATTGAGCTGAACGTGGACGTCTGGCAGATCGCATTCACGCCGACGGCGGTGGCCGGTTCGCCCGGTGTCTTTGACTTTACCTTGGGTACCCCGTCTTTCCACTCGACCCTTACCCATACTGTCACAATCGACTCGTCCTGGACTACCCCTTATAACCGGGTGCACACGTTCAGCATCCCAAAGGTCACGGGCTCCTTTACCTTCGTTAACGACTTCTACGTGTCGGCCATCACGGCTCCGTAAGCGCCCACCCCCCTCGGTTTGACCCCCCCGCCAAGGGTAGGATGAGCTCCACTGTCACCTTCAAGCGCGGTTCGACCTACGCGGCCACCATCACGTACACGCCCGCCGCCGGAGCCCCGGCCAACCTCCTGTCCACGACTGTCACCTCCGACATCATCGACTCGGCCGGCGTGGTCTACCCCTGCGTGGTGACGATAGCGCCGAACGGCCTGTCCTTCGTCCTGTCCATCTCCGACACGACCGGCTTCTCCCTGGGTACGGCCAGGCAGGACGTGAAGTTCGCCACGGGGGGCGTGGTCTTCTACTCTTCCACCTTCCGCCTTTCCATCATCGACCAGGTCACCGACTAACATGTCCCAAATCTCTGCGGAAATCTACGGCACGCTGGAGGTCTCCGTCGAGGGGGCTTCCTCGACCATCACTGTCGCGATCGGGACGCCCGGCCCTGCGGCCTCGGTGACTGTCGGGACCACGACGACCCTTTCCCCCGGCGCCTCGGCCTCGGTGACCAACGTCGGCACGACCGCGGCGGCCATCCTAAACTTCGGCATCCCCGCCGGCCAGACGGGTGCCACGGGTAGCCAAGGTCCGGCCGGCACGGCGGCCACCATCTCGGTCGGGACTGTGACGACCCTTTCCCCTGGGGCGTCCGCGACTGTAACGAACTCGGGCACGTCCTCGGCGGCGGTCTTCGACATCGGCATCCCGCAAGGCGCGGTCGGCAACACGGGTGCCACGGGGGCCACGGGTGCGACCGGCCCGGCCGGCCCCGGCGTCGCGGCTGGAGGGAGCACGGGCCAGCTGCTGGCCAAGGCAAGCGGAACCTCCTACGATACTGTCTGGACGACCATCGTGCCGGGTGACCGCTACGTCACGACCTCCTCGACCTCCCTGTCTATCAGCAACGGGGCGAAGACTCTCACGATCGGCACCGGGCTGGCCTACACGGCCAACCAGGACGTCAACATTTCCTACACGGCCGACCCGACGAACTTCCACATGCACGCGCAGGTGGACAGCTATGACCCGAGCACGGGCGTGCTGGTCGTTGACGTGCAGAACCACACGGGCACGGGCACGTACTCCTCCTGGACTGTCAACGTGGGCGGCCTCGCCCCTGCTTCTGTCACGACCTGGGGAACCATCACGGGCACGCTGAGCTCGCAGACGGACCTGCAGACGGCGCTCGACGCGAAGGCGCCGCTGGCCTCCCCGGCCTTGACGGGCGTCCCGACCGCCCCGACCGCCACAGCTGGAACCAGCACCACGCAGCTGGCCACCACGGCCTTCGTCACGACGGCGGACAACCTCAAGGCGAACCTCGCGAGCCCGACCTTCACGGGCGTGCCCTCCGCCCCGACCGCCGTGGCTGGTACGAACACGACCCAGATCGCCACGACCGCCTTCGTCACTAACGGACTGAGCACGAAGGCCAACCTTGCTTCCCCGACCTTCACGGGGACTGTGACCATCCCCGCCGGCGCCTCTATCTCTGGTTACGCCCTGCTGGCCTCGCCGACCTTCACGGGCGTGCCTGCCGCTCCTACTGCGGCCACGTCCACCAACACGACGCAGATCGCGACGACCGCCTACGTCAAGGCGCAGGGCTACGCCACGCTGGCCAGCCCTACCTTCACGGGCACTGTGACCATCCCGGCGGGTGCGTCCATCTCCGGCTACCTTACGACCTCGAGCGCTTCGTCCACCTACCAGACGCTGGCGGGCATGTCCTCGTATCTGACGACCAGCACGGCGGCCTCGACCTACCAGACGATCGCCGGCATGTCGTCGTATCTCACGACCTCGGCTGCCTCTTCGACCTATCAGACCCTGTCGGGCATGTCGTCCTATCTGACGACCTCGGCTGCGGCCTCGACCTACCAGCCCATCGGCTCGTATCTGACCGACGCCCCGAGCGACGGCAACACCTACGGCCGACTGAACGGCGCCTGGTCTGTGGTCGGCGGCAGCGGCTCGGTCTCCTGGGGCTCCATCACGGGCACGCTCTCGAGCCAGACCGATCTGCAGTCCGCCCTCGACGCGAAGCTCGACCTCGCCGGCGGCACGATGACCGGCGGCCTTACCCTTTCCGCTTCGGGCATCACCTTCTCGGACTCGACGACGATGACCACGGCCCCCGCTGGCTCGACCCTCGCCGCGGATCAGTTGACGGCCGGCGTTGTGACCGCCAATCCGACCTCTGGCCCGACGGCCTCGGGCGACGTCCTGCAGTACAACGGCACGGACCTCGTCTGGGCGGCTGGTGGCGGTGGAGGTGGCGTCGCGTGGGGTGCCATCACCGGGACGCT